GGTCTGCGAGAGCTTCTCGTTTTCGGCCTGGTATTCCTCGATGTTGGGAATGACCTGCGTGACCAGCGCATCAGTCGCAGTGTTGAAGATCTCGCCGATCTTGTCCTGAAGTTCAGATGGATCGAGTCCCTTGATGGACTCCTTGACCTCAAACGTGAATGCGCCGACCGACAGCCCAAGCTGCGCCGATCCGACTTTCACGGCTTCGAAGACCATGCCGAACTGCTGCGACAGCAGGCTGTCGGCGTCCGCGAGGTCTTCGGTGATGGTGCGGCTCTTGTCCGGTCCCAGCCGCTTCTTTTTCTGCCGTTCGATGGAAGTCACATCAACCAGACCATCGGCGATGATGAGCGATAGCTCTTTAGCCTTGGTTGTCCAGCGGCCTGTAATAGCTGCCGACAATCCGCCGACGACGGCGCCGGCGATGCCTCCGATGACGGTGCCGACGCCGGGGATGACCGAACCGATAGCGGCGCCAGCAGCAGCACCGCCGCCGACCTTTTCGGCCGTGCCGTTGCCAAAGTAGCTGTGCCCTTCGAGAAGCGAGCCGACGCCGTAGCCGATCAATCCAGCACCCAAAGCCGCGCCACCGACGAAGCCGGCCTGTGCCCCGAACCCGCTGCCGACCATCGCGCCATTGGCGCCATAGACCGTGCTGCCGACCATGAAGCCGCCGCCGCCCAATGCAGCGCCGCCGCCTGCCAATGCAGATGCTCCGACGCCTCCGCCAGCCATCAGTCCGCCCGCGATGAGCCCGCTGCCAGCGCCGCCAATGGCGCCACCTGCTGCGCCGCCGATGGCGGTGCCGCCTGCCGTCGATGCAATTTGCGACAGTCCTGACTGGATGGCGATTGAGACCGGAGCCACCAAAGGCTCAATGATCGGCCGCAGTACCAACGTGCTGAACATGTTGCGCAGCGTGTCGCGGAAGTTCTCGGCAAAGCTCTTGCCGCTCTCGAATCCGCGCAGGATGCTGTCGGTCAGCAGTCGGTTGATCTCGTCCGCTGCCCGGCGATGCTCTTCGACGATGCGCTTGGCGCGCTCGGCAACCGCATCACGCCCGGCAACAATGGCATCCGTGCGGGCCTGCTCGGCGTTCAGCAGCTCCCGCATCGTGTTCAGCTCGTTGCTCTGAATCTCGGCGAACTCGATGGCCACGCGCGCCTTGGCGTCGCCAATCGACAGGCCCTGGTTCAGCAGTTCGTTCAGCCGCTGCTGCTGCGCCACCTGATCGCGCACGCTGCCCAGCTCATTATCCAGCGCGTCGGCGCGCTTCTCTTGCTCGTCGCGGAACTTGCGCAGGGCTTCGGCGATACGCTCCTGTTCCTCGCGGTACTTGCGCGCGGCATCGGTCGCCGCCGTCTGAGCGTCTTGGTAAGCCTTCGTCGCCTTCATCAGCGCGATGGTCGATTCGATGGTCTTGCGGTTGATGCCGTCGGCTTCGGCCTTGGCCTGATAGGCGGCGATGTCCGCTGCGACGCCTTGCTGCGTCAGTTCGAACACGCGCCGCATCACCGCCAGATTCTGGGTGGCGGCTTGGTTCGCCTTGGCAAGGGCTTCGTCGGTCTGACTGCCGAGCCGCGCAGCGGCATCGCCAGCACGCCGGAACGGAACGACGACGTTCTGCTCGACGTAGTTCGGCAGGGTGTCGAAGGCCGTAGCGGTTACGCCGCTCAGGCGCTCAATCTCGGCCAGCGGCGCAGCTACTGCTGCTCCCACTCTTTCCGCTGCCTCAGCCGTCCGGATCATCGACCGGCTGGCAGAATCGAGACTCAGGAACGCGGCCACTTCGGCGGCTTCGGTGACCAGCGATCCGATACCGGCAGCGGCCTTGATAGCCCAGCCGGCCAGGGTCGTGATGGAGGTGGAAATCGTGGTGATGCCCTTCACAACGGCCGGATCGTTCAGCGTGTCGCGCAGGTCGTTCAGCGACTTCACTAGCGGCTGCATATCGGCGCTGCCGACGGTGCGCTTCAGGTCGTTCTCAATCCGCGTCAGTGCGCGGCCGATGGTGTCGGGGATCGACTGGAACTCGCGATTGATCACCGCGCTCTGCGACAGGATCGCCTGCGTGACAATGTCCGCCGTCAACTTGCCCTGTTCGGCCAGCGCGCGAAGTGCGCCTACAGGCAGCCCGAGGCCGTCAGCGATGGCCTGAGCCACGCGCGGCGTGTTCTCCATGATCGAGTTGAACTCGTCACCGCGAAGCACGCCCGACGCAAGCGCTTGCGCAAGCTGCTGCGTGCCCGCTGCCGCCTCCGACGTGGCCGCGCCGCTCACCTGCATGGCCTGATTGGTCGCTTCGGTGAACTGCAGCAGTTTGGCCTGCGACAGGCCCAGCGCATCCGCGTTGCGCGCCACTCGCGTGTAGAGGCTGGCTACGGAGGCGAACTGCGAACCGGTGCGCTGCGCCACTTCGAACAGTTCGCGCTGCGACCGGATCAGCTCATCGTTGCTCTTGCTGACCAACTGCAGCCGCGCATTGATGCCGGCGTATTCGTCGTTGATCTTCGCCAGTTGCGTGACGATGGCGGCCACGCCAATGCCGCCGAGCGATGCGCCCAATGCCGACTTGAGGCCCGAGAATGACCGGCCGATGCGGTCAGCCGATCCGGTGAGTTGCCGCTCCGCATCTCGGCCTGCGCCGACGAATCGGCCCAGTTCGTCACGCGCACCGGCAAGGCTGGTGGCGTCTACCTTGATGCGTAAGCTGGCGTCCATCTCACTCCTTCTGCTGCACGTCAGCCGTTACACCGCGCTGCTGATTCAACAGCGCGGCCCATTTCTCGAACCCGCTCGCCACTACTGCGCGCCGCTCGGGCGAATCCACAACAGGCGGAATCCATGGCGGTGGACAGTGAACGTCCCGCGACTCCGCCAACTGCCCGCAGTACGCGCGCGACAATTCCCGCAACGTCCTGCATTCCCACGGCGTGAGCTTTACGCCCTGATTCAACTGCCACGCCCGCAGGTCCTGATCGCTGATCGGTGCCATCGCACCCATCGCGCCCGGCGTCACCGGTCCAATCTCGAACAGCAGCCCCACCAGATGCTCACCGCCATCCAACGGCGGCATCTGAGTGGACCTTGTCTCGCGTCTCGCCTTGCTCTGCTTGTCCGGCACCGTGTCGAGCCACGCGCTATGCCGGACAAACAGCGTCATGCGATCCCGCAGGGCATCAAAAAAAGTTGGCCCGGTCGTTGATGAACTTCTCCGCCTGCTCCTTGATCCACGACAACTCCGGGTCGTTGTAGATCTTCTTGATGGCGTCCTTGGAGAAGGGCATCAGCGCGCCGTCGTCATCGGTGAAGCCTTCCCAGCCGATGGTCAGCGCGACCAGATCGTCAGTGGCTTGGTCGATGATCTCGGCAGCCACCGGATCGACAGCACCACGGCGCTGCATCCGGTTCAACGCGGCCTGCGTGCGGTCCAACTGGATCGCGCGCAGCACCTTGGAATCCTTGCCCAACAGCGTCAGCGTCATGCCGGGAATCACTTCTTCGGTGCGCGGGTGGCGCAGCTTCAGCACGGCGCCGCTGTCGGCTTTGCGAATCTTGAGTTCAGAGAGCTTCATGTGTTCGTTCCTTCATCAGTAGGCATCCAAGGACAGACGGGAAGAGGTGGATGAGTCCTCTTGTCACTCGCGCGAGCTATCCCGACTGTTTGTTGCGCCCGTGTTAGGTCTTAACGACCGGGCTGGTCAGGGCCAGGATGGTGTTGGCCATCGTGATGGCATCAACGCCACCCACCATCTGCTTGAAGCTGCGAACCTGGGCGACGAAGTAGAAGTTCGTCGTGTCCGGCAACGTGACGCGCACGGTGACGCGCTTGTCGGTGCCGATGGCCTGGTTCGCCTTGTTTTCGAGGATCAACTGGCCCGCGTCGGTGCGGCTCAGCGCCAGCGGCAGCGTCACTTCGCCGTAGTCGATCGAGCCGCCGCGCTTTTCGACGATGCCGGTCTGCAGCGGGGTGAACGTGACGAGCGCCTGCTCGCCGCCGAACTCGGGCATTTCCGACGCTTCACCGACGAGGGTGTACGTCAGCGCCGCGTAGCCAGCCGCGTTGAGGTTCGCCGGGATGGTGTTGCTGACCGACACGGTGGTGCCAACGGAAGCGATTGCCTGGTTTGCCATGTGATCGCGCTCCTATTAGGCGACGGACTGGTAGAGGTTCGCGCTGATACCCGTGCCGCCCGTGACCGTGACAGTCGTGCCGGCGAGGTACTGCGAGATGGTGTTCAACACGATTGCGATGTGGCCGTTCGCGGCGATGGCGCCGGTCGAGAAGCCACCGCTGACATCGACGTTGCCGATGCCGGGAACGGGGACGGTCGTCGCCGCGTTGCCACGGATGTTCACGGTCAGCGCGCCGGCAGTGCCGTTGCGCAGAACGAGGATCTGACCCTTGGACGGATCAAAGGTGAAGGTGTCCGACGCGGTCATCGTCAGAGTGTTGACGGTGTTGTTGCCAACGCCCGTCAGCAGCGTTGCGGGAATCAATGCCATGGTGAGGCTCCTAAGTGAGTACGAAGCCCACTGGCGGATGCCGGGGCTACATAAACGTTAGAGCCGCCGCAATAGCGTCGATACTCGTCAAATGGAGAGCTTGATCTCGTCGAGCGTGACGCGAACCATGCCGTAGGGAGCCTGCACGCTGTAGCCGTCGCGCGTGGTCTTGTTGGTGGCGCCGTCACCCGTTCCCCACAGACCGTATTCGGCCACCTGCGCGTAGGGCAGGTTGTTCACGAGCCAGAACACGTTGCCCGGTGCCCGCTGCGCCACGGCGCTGGCTTTGCTGATGGTGCTGCTGCCGCTTGGATCGGTCAGCGTGATCTCACCAGCGGCGGGGATGTTCAACGTGGCCTGCCAGTTCGCCCGCAGGCGGCCGGTATCCACTGGCGTGCGCATCACCACGCGCTTGGTGACCTCAAGGCAGAGCTTGCGCGTCAGCGCGTCGCCCTTGTCGCCGGCATTGCGTGCGAATCGGCGCAGGTCGGCTTCGAACGTCACACCGCGATCCAGGCGATGGTGATGACGAGGCCGAACCGGTCGCCCATCAGCATGGACGGCCCGACGGTGACTTCGCGCACGGCGACAGTGACGCCCGACTTGCTGCCGCGCCAGCCTGGTGGGAATGCAGCGCAGATGGCGTCAGCGGCCATTCGGGCCGGCATCCGGGATTCGTCGCGCGGTGCCATCACGGTGATCTGATACAGGCCTGCGCCGTTGTTGCGCGCACCGCCTGCGAGCTGTCGATGCTGTGTGGCGTCGCTCAGCAACTGCTCGCGCAGGTAGAGCTTGCCGGCCGTGGGCACGAAGCGCGCATTCTCGGCTTCGATGTCGTACCCGAGCGTTGCAAGCCGCGTGGCGAGGATCGACGCGATGACGGCGTTCATTAGTTCGCCCGCAACTGGCAGATGTAGATGATGTCCAGCCCGGCCTTGCGGATCGGCATCACGTCCATGATGCGGGCCACGTCGCTGCTGAACATGTTGTAGAAATACTCGTACCAGTCGTCCATCGGCGCGGTGCCGGCTTTGACGTACCAGCCGCGCTGGGGACGCACTGGCATCTGCGGCAAGATCAGCCGGCCATCGGTGGACATGACGTTGCTGCCGTCCACGTCAGCGAGCCGATAGCGGCCCAAATAGCCTTTGGCGAGGTACTGCTGGCGCTCGGCCTGCGTGATCGGATCGCCGGTGATCGGATCGAACGCCTGCACCTGCTCAAGTGCTGACATGACGATGACCGGCTCGCCGGCCTTCGCCAAGATCCGCTGCGCGCTGTCGGCCTCTCGGCTCACACGCGAACCAGTCGAGCCGCCACGAAGCCACCACCGCCGACGCTGATGCGCAGCAGCGGGGCCACCAGTGCCGAAACCAGCGGATAGCGCTTCGTCGGGTCGCTCGTCTCGGCGTACTCCGTCTCCAGCACGTCCAACTTCTCGCGGATGACGCGCTGCCCTTGGTCTTCGATCAGTGCGCCAGAACGCGACCGCAATGCGGCCTCCGCTGTGGCCATCTGCAGCCGTCCGGGGATGGTGTCGGATGGCAAGGCATAGCCGTCGCTGTAGACCTCGCGACGCGGCCACGGCAGCGCCTGAGTGCCGCTGGCTCGCTCACCGGTCCAAGTGCCTTCGTAGGTCGCTACGAGGTAGTCGGTGCCGAGGATCAGCGCCGACTGCTTGTCTGCCAGCGTCAGCGCCGCCCAGGTCGCGTTCGCCCGCTCAGCGAAGTACGCGTCGGCGTACTCCACTGACGTCAGGCTGTTGGCGTCTGCAGCGCCCGGAGTCGAGACGAAGGCCACGGGCTACGCCTGCCGTGCTGCGCGGCGCTTGCGACGCTTGCGGGGGGCGCTGATGTTCATTCAGCGACCGGATAGACGACGCGCTGCTTGCGGCTGACCTTCGGCGGATCGGCAGGCTGCACCGGCTCGCCGGCTTCGATCAGCGCGCGCTCACGCTCGCGGATCATCTTCTGCACCTGGTCGAGCGTCAGCGGCTCATCGACCGGTACGCCGTACTGATTCATGACCGGCTCGGGGGTCTGTTCTTCGGACATTGCGTGCTCCATAAAAAGGGGCGGCACAGTGGCCGCCCCGTGGCCTTAGCCGTTGGTGACGAGGAACGCGATCGGGACCTGCTTGCGCTCGTCCACCACGCGGGTCCAGTTCGCTGCCAGCGCCAGTTCCGCGATGGTCGGCGACACGCCAGCGACCGAAGCCGACTGGAACGCGAAGCCCATCGGATGCGTCAGCCACGTCATGCGGCTGTACAGCAACTCGACGCCGCCGCCATTGCCCTGACCCGGCTCGCGGTTCACTTCGACCGGAACCGCCGGCGTGCCCTCACCGTGACCGATGGCGCCCGCGCCGAACAGGATCGACGTGTAGCGGATGCGGTTGGTGCCCGCGATGGCCGGCAGGCCGTCATCGACGACGATGCGCTTGCCGAGGAACGTCGGGATCACCATCCGGCCCTGCGAGTCGGCGATGAAGTCGATGTCGTCGTTGTCCACCATGCGCTTGTAGACGACGCTGTGGACGGCGATGACGCCGGTGTCCTCGAACGCATCGCCCAGCGTGAACGCGGCCGACGTGAAGTTGGTGCGGCTGAACAGTTCAGCAGCCGACGGCGCACCGACCGCATCGGTCGAGACATCGCGCACCATGTCGCCGCTGAACGACGCGACGTTGTTGGCCTGGATGCCGCGCAGCATCGCAATCAGGCGGCGCTGCCACTGGCGGGTCCAGTAGGCGTCCACGCGCTCGCGGATGCGGCCCAGCGCGTTGCTGCCGGCGACTTCCGACGCCAGGTCAGCAGCCGACCATGCCTGGTTCAGGTAGTGGATGCGGGCGATCTGGTCGCCGGTGCCGATCTTCTGCGGGTTGGCGACGCTGGCCGGGTTGTCATTGCTGACGTTGGCTTCGACGTTCGCCAGATCCTTCCAGAACGGCACATCGACGATCTTGCCGCCCGAGTTCGCCTTCTGGACGAGCAGCGGGTTGCTGACGACGATGCCGGAGTCCCAGAACGCGGTCTTTTCCTTCGTGTTGACCGACTGATAGTCGAGGAATACGCGCGGTTCGACGATGTCGGAGAGCTGTACAAGTGCCATGGTGTTTTTCCTTTAGCCGCTGTTCTTGGCGGCTTCGTATGCTTTGGGATCGGTCCGATAGAGCGCGGTGCGCTCCTCGGTGGTCATTTCGCTGAATCGCTTTGCCCGCCCGCCACCGCTGCCAGCGCCAAGCGCGCCGCCGCCGTTGTTGGCCGGTGCCGCGACGAAGTGCTTGCCCTCGTCAGACGTGGCCCACTCGGCCACCGCCTCGGCAATCGCCTTGTCGCCCATGACAGCCTGATACGCGCCGCCGTCTGCCTTGATCGCCGCCTTCGAGCGCAACAGCGCCTTCACAGCCGGCATCAATTCAGGCCGCACGCCTGCTTTGACCATCGCTTCGGTCAGCCCGCCGTCGATCAGAATCGACTGGAGCGCGCCGTCCTTTTCCGCCAGCACCTTCTGCAGCTTCTCGGTTTCGATCTTGCTGGCCTTGCTCGTCTTGTCGAGCGCAGCGCGCAGATCTTCCACTTCGGTCTGCAGCTTTGCGTACTCCTCCGGGTCAATGTCGGCGCCCTTGGCTTTCGCCTTGTACGTCTTCACTTCGGAGAGCAGTTCGCGATTCTTGGCGGCAAGCGCTTCGTTCGACTTGCTCAGCTCGTCGAGCTTGGTTTGCAGTTCTTCGGGTGTCATGTAGTCCTCTGGACAGGTGCGGGCTCAGCCCTGAATAGGCGCCGGCTCTACCGGCTGCGCCTATGTCACCACGAGGATTCAGCGGCTCGATACCGTGCGTTTCCGCAGTTCGGCCAGCGTCAGCGGATTGCCGCGTGCGTCGAGCAGTTGGGCGAGCGTGATGCGGCCGGAGCGCCACAGTTCGGCGCGGCCTTTGCCGAGCATCTCGTCGGCGAAGTCGGGCGGCTGCGAGCGCAGGAAGTCGTCGAACGACAGGTCTTGAGCGACGGGGCCATACATGCTGGCCCGCGTGCCGGGCGGCAGTTCGTCAAGGTCGATGCCGAGTTCTCGGAAGCTCTTCGTGACCGGGACAGTGGTGCTGCGGCAGCGCCAGTGGCGGGGCGTGCCACCGTTCCACGGGATCTTGTGGCCCTTCGGCTTGTAGTCGGGCAGGGTCCACACCTTGCCGCTGCATGCGATGCAAATGTCGGACGTTCGGCCGTCCAGCGTGCTGACTTGCTGAACGCCGTCGAGCACGTCGGCATTGGCCTCATACGTCGCCAGCCGCGCATCGTTGGCGATGGTCTGCACTGCGGTCCGGGTGATGCTCTCCGCGTCACGCCGGGCCCGCTTCATGACTTCCGGCCCGCGCTCACCATCTGACCGGATGCCGAGGATGCGCCGGGCGATCTGCTGGTTTGTCTCACCGGTGGCGACGCCGAGCCGGACGGCGCGCTCGATCTCAAACTGCGTCGATTCTTCGAGCCGCTGAAACCAGGTCTTGATCGTCGCACCTTGCACCAGCGATGACTCGGCGATGCTGGTCAGCACCGCAGCGGTCGGCAGGGCTGCGTCGATGGCGATGGTCGTCAGCGTGCTGGCGGCCCACGTCGCTTCGATCTCAGCCAGTTCGGACAGGTCCGGTGCCGGGATGCTCACCACCTCGCGCAGTTCGCGGATGGCTTGATTCAGACGGCGCCCGCCGTATTCGGTCAGCGGCGGGCCTGCGAGTTTGCGCTCCAGTTCGTCGGCGATGTCGGACAGCAGGGCGGCCAGCTTGGCCGACTCGCCAGCCGCTACCCGCTGCAGCAGTAGCTGGCGGATGACGGCGAGGTTGGCGAGTTGGTCGGAGACGCTCTCCACGTCACACGGCTTTTGTGATGTGCGCGGTCAGTGGCGTATAACTGACACCGGCCACTGTGGCGGATAGAGCGACGCCGAGGGTCAGCGTCACTGCAGCCGTGGTGTTGATCGCCGTGCCAGCGGCAGCGGTGCTGATGGTCGCGCCAGCCGCCGAGTTGAGCGACGACTCCGCAACGGCCAGATAGCTGCCGGTCGCGCCGATGCTCTTGAACACGATCTCGCCGTCGAATCGAACAGGCCGGTTTGTCTGCGCCGCTGTACCCAGCGCAATTGCCGCCGTCAGCACTTTGGTGCCGTTCACCTTCAGATAGAGATTCAGCGTGCTGGCCGTGGTGCCGTTGGTTTCAAGCACCCGCTCTGAGAAGGTGAACGTCGTGCCCGGCTGCGCCGCGTTGCCGTTGACGATGACGCTGACAAGGTCCGTGTCGGTGGCTGCCGTGACAGCCGTGCCAACGGCCTTGTACGCGTCGTTGAACTGAAGCAGGGACGTGCCGCCGACAGGCTCCACCCGCAGGGTCGAGCCGGTGCCGATGACCGGGAACGGCTCGCCGTTTTCGATGCTGTAGCCGAAGATCGCGTTGTTCTTCGCCGGAGCGGTGACGCCACCGATCTCCGTGCCTTCGCTGTAGACGCCTCGCGTGCCGGCCGACGATCCGCCAGCGGCGAGGTAGAAGAACACGTTGCCGCGCGCTTCGAGGCCGACTGCAGAGCCGCCACGGATGCGAACCGGTTGCACGGTGCCGCTGGCGGTCTGGTTGATGCGGATGTCGTAGAACGAATTGGAGTCCGTGTTGCGCACGTCCAGCGCGATCTGCTGAGCGGTGCAAAGCGCGGCCAGATTGCGGAAGGTCGAGTTGCTGGTGTTCGCGTTGCTGGCGCCATCCAGAACGAAGCCTCGCGCGGTTGCTGGG